CAGTAACCTTGCGACCATATCGTACTTTCAACGAAGTAGAGCAACCAGCAAGTCAATTTATTTTCCGGATTAACAAATCAGCGAATCTTGCGCTCTTTGAAGCAGACGGTGGCAAGTGGCAGCTTGAAGCTATTAGCAACATTGCAAGATACTTGGCAAAAGAACTTGTCGACAACAACAAAATCACAATTTTAGCATAAGAAACAAAGGAGAAAATACAATGACACAACAATACAATAACTTTGAACGCGAACTGGGATGGGAAGACACAATTCAAAAGGATTCAGAATTCGTTTTATTACCAGAAGGCCTATACTTTTTCACGGTTAAAAGCTATGATCGCGGACGTCATACACCAAACCCACAAAATCCAGGCAAGTTGCCGGCTTGTCCAAAAGCAACAATCCATCTTCAAATCGTAGCAAACGAAGGTGAAACAGAGCTCCGCTACAATTTATTCTTGCATAGCTCAACCGAAGGCATGCTTTCCGCGTTCTTTGGATCTATCGGGCAAAAGCGAAAAGGCGAGCCTCTTCGCATGGATTGGAACTCAATTATTGGTAAAGTCGGAGTATGTAAGGTTGGGATTCGCGAGTACAATGGTAACAAGTACAACGAAGCCAAGAGCATGATTTATGCTGAAGATGTGGACTATACAAAAGTGTTGAATCAACAACCGGGACAATCTCAGCGACCAAACTTTACACAACAACCACAAGCTGGATACCAAGCTGGACAATTCTAGGAGGTAAGGGATGCAATTAAGACCTTATCAACAGGAAGCACGGGAAGCTGTTCAGGCTGAATGGGCTAAAGGTCGCAAGCGCACGCTCTTAGTATTACCAACGGGATGCGGAAAGACGATAGTCTTTTCCAAAATCATAGAAGACCAAGTGAAAGAGGGCAAGCGGGTGCTTGTCCTTGCTCATAGGTCGGAGCTTCTAGAGCAGGCGAGCGATAAGCTCAAGACTGCTACAGGGCTTGGCACAGCTTTAGAAAAAGCAGAAAATACCTCTATTGGCTCCTGGTATCGAGTAGTCGTCGGATCAGTCCAGACCATGCAGAGAGATAAGCGACTGAGTCAATTCTCTCCTAACTGGTTTGATACGATTGTCGTCGATGAAGCCCATCACGCTATTTCAGATGGTTATCAGCGTGTCCTTGGCTACTTCGAACAGTCCAACGTACTCGGGGTAACAGCAACCCCATACCGTGGAGATATGAAGAACCTTGGCTCTTACTTCGAAAGCTTGGCTTACGAATATTCGCTAGTTCAGGCTATTAAAGAAGGTTATCTATCGAAAATCAAGGCGTTGACAATCCCACTCAGCTTAGACTTGTCAAATGTCAGTATGTCTGCAGGCGACTTCAAAGCCAGTGACGTAGGGACTGCACTAGACCCATACTTGGAGCAGATAGCCGATGAAATGGTCAAGCAATGTGCAGATCGTAAGACAGTCGTATTCTTGCCTTTGGTAAAAACCTCGCAGAAGTTTCGAGATATTCTAAACGCAAAAGGTTTTCGCGCTGCTGAGGTAAATGGAGAGTCCAAGGATCGTGCGGAAGTTTTAGAAGACTTCGAGAACGATCGCTACAATGTTCTTTGTAATTCAATGTTATTGACAGAGGGCTGGGATTGTCCATCAGTAGACTGCGTGGTAGTGCTAAGGCCTACTAAAGTGCGTGCCTTGTATAGCCAGATGGTAGGGCGCGGGACGCGTTTACATCCAGGCAAGGAAGAATTGCTCTTGCTAGACTTCCTTTGGCATACAGAACGCCACGAACTCTGTAGACCAGCTCACTTGATCTGTGAGACTCCAGAAGTAGCTCAGAAAATGGTTGAGAACATGGAAGAAGAAACGGGTGTCATGCTTGACCTTGAAGATATGGAAGTGAAGGCAGCAGAAGACGTAGTTGCTCAACGTGAGGAAGCTTTAGCCAAACAACTGGAAGAAATGCGCAAACGCAAGCGCAAGCTGGTAGATCCGTTGCAATTCGAAATGTCTATACACGCAGAAGATTTATCAAACTACGTGCCTAATTTCGGATGGGAGATGGCGCCTGCTAGCGACAAGCAAATCAAAGCACTTGAGAAGTACGGTATCTTTACCGACGAAATCGGAAACGCAGGCAAGGCTAATCTCTTGCTAGACAGATTGCACAAACGTCAATCAGAGGGCTTGACTACACCGAAGCAAATTCGGTTCCTAGAAGGGCGAGGCTTTAAAGATGTTGGGATGTGGCAATTTGACCAAGCGAGAAATATGATTGACCGCATTGCTGCAAACGGATGGAGATTGCCCGCAGGCGTGCGACCAGCTGAATATGTGCCAAATTAAAAGGAGGAAATAAGTGGCAGAGAATGATTTTAATTTGTTGCCGTTGCTGGATTACATCAATCCTGCCACGGTAGACTACCAGACATGGGTTAATGTAGGCATGGCCCTGAAGCACGAGGGATATACGGCATCTGACTGGGATAACTGGTCACAAAATGATAGCCGGTACAAGAAATTCGAATGTTTTAAAAAATGGGACACCTTCAACGAAGAAGCAGGGACGATTGTAACAGGTGCTACGATTACCCAACTCGCAAAAGAAAACGGTTGGGTATCACAATCCGGCTACGATAGTGAAAATGCTCATGAATTAGACTGGAACGATACCATCGACCGCGATTATCGGGTTATTGATAAGAATTGGATAGAAGGTAAGGAAATCCACGAGCCGACGATCTGGAATCCGGTGCAGGAAATTATCAAATACCTTGAAACACTATTTGAAGCTAGCGAGAATGTTGGGTATGTGACCGAGTGTTATCCGAAAACAGATGACGAGACTGGCGAGATTGTCAAATGGTTGCCAACTAAAGGGGCTTATGACCGTACTGCTGGCCAATTGATTGAGGCCCTCAGTAAATGTAATGGCGATATCGGAGCAGTCTTAGGCGATTACCACGAAGAAGCCGGGGCATGGGTTCGTTTCAATCCCATGGATGGCAAGGGCGCTAAAAACGAAAATGTGACAGATTTTCGCTATGCTCTGGTTGAATCAGATAGCATGCCTATAGACAAGCAGAATGCTATCTACAAAGAACTTGAGTTGCCGATTGCAGCCTTGGTTCACAGCGGGAATAAGTCGCTACATGCTATCGTTAAAGTAGATGCTAAGAATTACGAAGAGTATCGGAACCGCGTTGACTACCTTTACAAGGTCTGCCAGAAAAACGGCATCGTAGTTGATACCCAAAACCGAAATCCAAGCAGACTATCGCGCATGCCTGGATTCGTCCGAAATGGACAGAAGCAATTTTTGGTAGATACCAACATCGGTAAAGCTGATTGGGACGAATGGTATCAATACATCGAAGACTTGAACGATGACCTGCCTGATCCGGAAGGATTAGCCGACAGCTGGGATAACTTGCCAGAGTTAGCGCCTGAGTTGATTAAAGGCGTCCTTCGTCAAGGGCACAAGATGCTGATCGCAGGGCCATCAAAGGCTGGTAAGTCATTTGCCTTGATTGAAATGTCAATCGCAATTGCTGAGGGTAAGAAATGGCTAGGCTGGGAATGTACGCAGGGTCGTGTCCTCTATGTCAATCTGGAGCTAGACCGACCGTCTGCCCTGCATCGTTTTCGTGATGTCTACCAAGCTATGGGATTGCCACCACAGAATATCCAGAACATCGACATTTGGAATCTTCGTGGGAAGACCGTGCCAATGGACAAACTAGCGCCTAAGCTCATTCGCCGAGCTTTGAAGAAGAATTACATCGCAGTCATCATCGACCCAATCTATAAGGTTCTGACGGGTGATGAGAATAGCGCAGACCAGATGGCACATTTTACCAATCAATTCGACAAAGTAGCCACAGAGTTAGGTTCTAGCGTTATCTACTGTCACCACCACTCGAAAGGTTCTCAAGGTGGCAAGAAGTCCATGGACCGCGCTAGTGGTTCGGGAGTATTCGCTCGCGATCCTGACGCGCTTATCGACTTAGTAGAGCTGGAAGTGTCCGAAGAATTACTGACTCAAAGGCTGAATCAGGCGGCATGCGAAGTATACAAACAGGCTTTGCAAGAGCAGAACAATGCCTATTACCAGCAACATGTCGGACTAGACGACCTCTTGAGCCCAGCGCAGATGCGAACGCATTTTGAGAAGGGTATTCCTGACGTCATAGCTCGGGCTCCGTACACGGACAAACTTGAAGAGGTTCGCAACAAGATTCAGATAGCGACTGCGTGGCGCGTCGAGGGTACGCTTCGAGAATTTGCCAAGTTTAAGCCAGTGAACATGTGGTTCAGCTATCCAGTGCATACGATTGATGAAACGGGGGTGCTTGCGGATATCCAATTGGAAGAGACAACTACAAGTTGGAAAAAGAACCTAGATAGTAAAAAGGCCAATGAGAAAAAAAAGAGGTCTGCTGATGAAAGGTTCGCAACTGCTATGGAGATCTTATTCGACGGAATCAATCCGGTTGAATTGAATGAAATGGTGGAATACTTTTCAACAGAAGACAAGCCCGTTAGTGAAAAAACTATCAGAAGATGGGTTAAAAATAACGGTGAGTTTGAAGTAAAAAACAATCAAATTTTACCTAAAGAATAGCCAGGGACAAAATAGGGACAAGGACAAACCCGAGGGACAAACCCGAGGGACAACTTCGGGAATGTCTCTGTCTCTCAAGGACAAACCCGAGAATGTCCCTGTGTCCCTGGTATGTTCGTAAGGACAAGGACAAACCCGAGAATGTCCCTAAAAAATCGCACAACCATGCGGATTTTTAACTCTAGGGACAAACCCGAGAATGTCAGGGACAAAACCAGGGACAGAATATCTCCCTCCTTGAGGAGAGATATTTAGGAAATGTCCCTGAGAGTTCAGAAGAACAGGTACAGGAACAGGGGCGATTGAGCTACGCCCCCTGTAACCCTGTAACCCTGTCCTTCACTCTGAACTTAGGCGCGTATAAAAAGAAAGGAAAAAATAAAAATGGGACGTCGAAAGAAAAAGTATTCAGTGAATTTGGAAATAGGTAAAAAAATGCCGCCACTTTATCACACATTGCCAGGGCAAGATTTTTGGTATTCCGATTCTGAAGTTTTGAAATGGATTGCAAATCAGCCGACTCTTTTAAACTGGGTAAAAGACCAACTAAAAACAGCTGGCTACATTGTCTACAATCCAGAAACCGGTCAGTGGAAAGGTGTGGACTATGATGATTGAATTCTTTTTACCGATGGAAAAAATTCCAACAACGACTCACCAACAAAAAAAGGTAAACGTGCAATTTGGGAAGCCAATCTTTTATGAGCCAGCTGACTTGAAAAATGCCAGGATGAAATTTGAAAGCTTGCTTGCGCAGCATGTGCCTACTGATAAATTTAAAGGAGCGATTCGGCTGACAGTCAAATGGTGTTTCCCTATGATAAAGGGAGTGAAAGACGGCCAGTATAAGACAACAGCACCAGACACGGACAATATTCAAAAACTATTTAAGGATTGTATGACCGAGGTTGGTTTTTGGAAAAATGACGCTCACGTCGCAAGCGAGATTGTCGAAAAATTTTGGTCAGAGGTCGTGGGCATCTATGTCAAGGTTGAGGAGTGGGATGATGAACTATATACATTTCTTTAGTGTCGAGATCCCAGAATGGATGGCGCGCAGCAATCAGAAGAGTCAAGAAGTGGGGTTTGGTTCTGATGCTTACTGGCTATGGGTGGTGTCGTCAATCGGGGAAATTTGCAAGCAATACAATGATGACGAGTTAGTGACGGAGCAGTTCAGCCTGCTCTTCAAATGGCTAGAAAAGCAAGCAGGAGAATAAGGTATGAAATTATTCACTGAAATAGATTGGAGTAGAATTAAAATGGAAGAAATTAATGCTGAAAATTTATTAAAAACTAAAGAAGACAAAGTCAACAATCC